CTACTATACCTAATGCAGTCCTACGAGCTACCATACCCGCAGAAACCACCGCGTCCCATACCGCCTGTGCCTTTGCCAGGGCGATGGAATATGCCTGTTGCGCGTTACATATCGCCCACACAGTGGCTAATCCGGCTACCAGTCCCAGCACAACTGGAAATCCCGCAGAGATAATACCGAAGAATCCGGCAGCTAATTTTGCGGCGACAGTAAAAGCGCCGCCTATCCAGCTTGCAATATATGCACCTGCTTTGGTTATCCCGGACAGCAAATACCCTATACCCGTGACAATTCCGCCGATGGCCTTCGCGACAACCGCTGCGCCTACTTTTGCCCCGGCAATCAATCGTTGTATGCCGTTATCTTTCGGCTTAGCCGGGCTTGGATTCTGCCCAGACGTCGTCTGTTCTGACACAAGTTTAACTTTCTGGTCGGGAATGGGCTTAAGTTGAGGTACTTCCGGAAATAGCTCACCCATTCCAGTAGCAAAGCTCTTGATTATATCGCCTAAAACAAGTATCCCCGGCTTAGCTACTGCCATGAACTGCCCAAAGCCGGTTGTCATCTTCCTGATCAGATTAGACAAGAAAACAATACCGGTCTTCGCTCCTGAAATAAATTGTTTGACGCCTTGACTATTCGCCAGTGTGCTTATGTCGTCGTATATTGGCACGAACGCTCTTGTAGCCACGTTCTTCAAGTCCGTGAAATGGTCACCCCACTTCTTCGGCATAGCTTCAAACTGTGCGTTAATCTCCGCCATATTGCCGATAATCGCGGTTTTAATCACATCCGCCGTAATTTTCCCTTCGCTGGCCAACTGCTTTAACTGCCCGCGGGAAACGCCCATGGATTTAGCCAAAATGTTCTGTATCATTGGAGCGTTTTCAGAAATGGAGCGGATCTCGTCACCCTGCAAGCGCCCGCTGGCCATGGCCTGTGTCAGCTGAAACATCGCGTTTTTCTGGTTTTCTTTTGAGGCGCCGCCCACAACAAATAGCTTTTGCGTCCCCTCGATAAAAGAAACGGCCTCCCGCGGATCCGGGAAGGCGTCTCTGGCGTTTAAAGTTAGCTGACTGACCGCCTGCGCCATATCTAAGTAGCCGCCCCTGGCCCGCTGTGCGGATTGATAAATCATATCGTTCAACGCCGCCACGTTTTGCTGGCTTCCGGCAATCAACCCTAGTCGGGCCTTAATCCCCACGTATTCGGCAGCAGTATCCATCAGATTCCCTTGCAGCGCCATAACAGCGCTCGCCGCCGCAGTAACACCGGCAGCCAGTACGCTTCCGGCAAACATTGCTCCTGTCATTGCCATCGTAGGCTTTAAAGCGCTAAAAGCCCCGCCAACTCCTTTGGCGCCGGAGGCCAAACCGGACAGCCCCTGCTGTGCCGTGTTCGCATTACTGGCGATTGTACGCAGGCCGCCTGCCATGTTGCCCTGTAAATTAATATAGTTCGTTATCGTCGCCACAACCTCACCTCCGCTTCGTTTCCCTGGCCTGTTTTGCCAATTCTTTCGCGCGTTCATCTACGAACGCATAGATCATCGCCTTTTCCCAGTCGGGCATCCGGAGCCACCGATCCGGCAGTATATGCAGTTCGTGGAACCATCGTGTCTAGCTCCTTTGCCCGGATCAGTTTTTTACTTGTTTAATCTTGTTCCCCATCCCGGCATCAAAATCACTTGCCTCGGAAACAGCCAGATGCAGATCTGCTAACTCACCAGGGGTCAGCATCGTCTTCAGCAGTTCTTCCGCACCAACAGCCTCATAACTCTGCTGCAATTCCACATCATTCAGGTTCGGATACACCACGCTGGCTAATGTCATCTCCGTCTGTGCGGCAGCCTGGTCATATTCTTTCCGGACTTCCCGGGTACCTTTCACCTGGATATTCTTCGTATTTCGGTCCATGATTTTTTCAATTTCCAGATTCGTCAACGGCCGCAGACGCCACAGCACCGGGTCTCCGTCTTTATCTAAAAACCGCTTTGACGCGGCGTATTCTACTTCCGTAATTTGTTTTGCGTTCTGTCGTAAGAATGCGCTCATAGATTCGATTTTTTCCATGTTCTAATCCTTTCTAAAGAAAAG